CGTAACGCGCGAGCTCTGCGTCGCCTTCGAGGAGCCGCGCCGTGAGAGTTCCGGGGCGGGGGATTAAAAGTCCGCTCAGGTTCAGAATTGCGCGCGTTAGCTCAGCGCCTTGAAAATCCGCGAGTAGAGGCCCGCCGATCAATTCTTCGTCATCCAGGCAGAACACAAGTCTGCACTCGCGATCCTCCCGCTCGTCACCCTCTTTCTCCAAAATCACCATCACCGACATCCGCATGACGACCGCAGGAAACTGCGGGTAGAAGGCATCATCAAAGATATTAATGGCGCTTACGCGATTGTTCTCACCATCTCTGATGAACGATTCGGCGCAGGTAAACAGGCGCACCCTCATGTAGGGAACGCCTGTGCGGTTGTCCTGCCAAGGCTGCTTGGCGCGGTGACGCCCTTCCACACATTGAAATTATTAGAGGCGACAAGTTCATTCGTCGTTACCGGGCTTAGAGAGGAAAATAGACTCTCACCTACCGCCCTTAGCCACGGATAATGTTCGCCAAGGTTAGGAAGAAGGTCTTTTATCATTGCTCGCTTGTTCTTGAGCGACAACGCGACCATCAGTGCATACGGTATCGCTCGATCGCGCGGGGTTTGGGGCGGAGTTGTCAGCCTTTCGCGCAGGGTTTCTGCGAGCGCATCGGCCTCAAATGTTCGAGCTAATGTTATCACGGCAGAATCCGCGCGGAGCTTGCGGATAATAAACATGGGCGTGTTTGCGACTAGCAGCGTCGATTCGGCGCCCGAAAAATTGATTCCGCTTAGATCAATCATTTCATCACCCTATAATATTCGGGTCTAGACTCATTGTATGGGCAGTCCATAACTCGGTGAATTACTTCGTGAGCTGAACCCCACTTGCTAAGCACCACCGGATTAATGACGAATTGTCCCTCGAATTTCGGCGTGGCAATAACTATTCCAGAATGCTCGATGTCATTATCTTCAGATATATATACCACGATATCGCCGGGCATCACGTCAGCCAGACTGGCTATCCGATGGTAGTCATCCTCCTCAAGAATCTTCCGCACTTCCTCCGGCGATATGATCGCAGTCCGCCGTGAGGCAAAGGTTAATCCATGGCAATTATAGGTGTAACATACAGGTGTCGGACGATGCGTCGCGGCAGGGTACCGCATGGCATACTCCTTCGCCATCTCCTTGTCGCCGTGCAAAGCGTCCTTGGGTTCATGGAAATTGGCGATTTGCCGTTGGCGGCGAGAATGAAGATCGAGTGAAACCATCAATCCTACTTGGTGGGCAGAGTTAGATATCGTCAAGCCCACTGCGCGCACATTGGATGCAAAATTATCTAGCGCAACCGTGAATTCCTCGCGCTAGCCGAGGCCCTCCACCAGCTTCGCCGACAGAAACACATTCTCCGGCGCGCCAGCGAACATCGGCGCGATCTCGCGCGGCTCGTAACCAGCTAGGCCGCAGCCAATCGCCGTCACGATGAAGGAGTCGCGCGGATGTTCGCGCGCGTGGTCGAGGAAGCGACGCACAGCGGCCTCGATCGCGTCGAGCGACAGGATTTCTAGGCGGTGCCCCTTGGTCGGAATCGCGTAAGCGTTGCCCTGCCGCCCTTCGCCCTGCCCTCGGATAGCGTCCCACTTGCGCGCCGCCTCAAAGGCCGCGCCCTTGCCGTGGCGGCCGGCGAGATTGCTGCCGAAAACGAAAACTGCGGTCATCTGTCGCTCATTATCTCATCGATTCGCTCGGGTGGCACCTTGGCTTCCCGCAGGATTTGTTCAAACGGAACCCTGATCGGATCAGGCATGCCCGGCCACCCCTGCGCACGAAGCCAAGCCTCGAGCTCCGGAAGGCGCTCGGAATCCATCGCGCGAAAAAGCGCTAGCGGGTCCGAATTGCCGCGCTCGGTAAGGGCGAAATTTGCCCACCGAGAAAGGACGCTCATTTGGTACTTGTCGATCTCGACTGCGCCGGCGGCGACCGCGAGGGCACGCTTGGATTTGGCGATGTCATAATGCGGCGCAGAGACGTTCATCGTCCGCGGGTCCTGAAACCAGCGTCGAGAAACGCCGATGCGGTCCGCCATGGCGTGGAGCTCTTCGACGTCCGGTGCGACCATGTGGCACATGATCATGCGGCCGAAACTGTGCGCGGCGTCGTCAACGTAAACGGTCATGCCAGTAACCTCCTCATCGCCGCAAGCTCGCCCGGCGTCGCCTTGTCGATCCAGCGTTGAGCCCACCATTCGTCAGTCGGCCCAACGGGCACCGGCTCGGCCGCGACAACCGGCGCGCGCGGCGCCTCATCCATGGCGATGCCGCCATAGTCTTCTTCGCCGTTGGGCGGCTGATAGGTCATGCGTACGCGCTCCCGCGCTTGGGTTTGTGGGGCATCGGTGGGAGCGGCGTCCAATGGGTGTGATAGCCTGGCCAATCGCTTGCCAGCGGCGACCCCACATAGGGCGCTTCGACGATCGGGAATTTCCACCATAAGACGTCGCCGAGGTCCTCATGCCAATGGCGCTCGTGCCGCGCTTCCTCGCCGAGGTCGCCGCGCTGGACGAATTCGAACCAGATGCGCTTTTCGGGGCCGCAGTGACACGTCATAGCGAAGGCATCCTGGCTCACCCAATCGCCAGCCTCCGTACGCTCGCCGGTGTAGCCGCAGCCCTTTGGGCGCCAATACGCCCGGTGCTCTTCCGACCAGATGCGAACGCGGACGCCGAGCGGCAGGAATTTGCGATGGCGCTTATAGTGCTCCAGCGACCGCATGCGCTTGGGATCTTTGCCCCACGGCTTCCGATTGCGGCTCACCGGCCCGCCCCCGGCGGCATCAGGCACGCCGCCGCGAAGATCGACACGCCCGCCGGCGTGAGGACGAATTGCACATAGCCGCTGCCGAAGTTGGTCGACTGGACGAGGCCCTCGCGCACGAGCTCGACGAACTTTGCCGCGACCGCGAATTCCATCGGCGTCCGGATCGGCCCCATTGTGTGTGGACCGTTTATCCAAAGGAAGCGGAGCGCCGAATTCATGACCGGGCTATCTCGGCCATGGCCTGGCGCTCTGCCGGCGTGGCGTGATCCCACCAACTTTGCGCGAACAGACGATCGGCGCGGGTGACTTCGACCCGCTTCGGGGGTTCACCGGGGCACGGCTGGAAGATATATGAATGCTCGACGCCGCAACGGCACCGCTGGCAAACGGGATCGGAAACGAAGATGCCCTCTTCGCGGACGTCGTGGCTCGGGTGGATCGTGGCGGGCGTCGCTTCGATGCGCACGGCCGCGCACGGCCCCTCATGCCCCGGCGCGCGCGTGCAGCGCCAACCAGTGGGCGGAATGGTGCAGGCGGTCATGCAGCCTCCGGGAAGTTCTCAAGATATGATTGAAGATCCGCCGCAAGGATCAGCGTCGAGGCACCGCGCTTTCGCGCGCGGAGCTTGCCCTCGGCGATATCCTGATAGAGCGCGGCGCGGCTGATGCCGGTTGCGGCGACCGCTTCGTCGATGCGGAATGCGAGTTTCGGGACGGTGGATGCGTCACTCATCAACCACCCCCTCGCCCGCGCAGCGGACGCAATCGAAGCCGTGCTTGTCCTGACACCGGCCCTTGCAATCCGGGCAAGTCGGGTCGCGTTCCGGAATGGGCGGCGGCATGCGCATTGGCATCGCAAGGAAGCGGCGGTCGAATGCCGTCGGCGTGGGCGGGGCGGTGGTGGGCGTCATTGGAGGGTGTGGCCGCTTGGCGGCAGCGTAGCCGCGGCCCTCGCGTCATAGAGGGAAACTGGCTTCACGATGCCGGTATCATCAAGCGCAATGGGGATAATGACCCGCAGATTGGGCATGAGTTCGCAATCCTCAACCATCCCATCACGGCAGGCGCGCAGACACACGGTTTCGGTTTCCATCGTCCTGACGTTCAGTGCGACATCGGAAAATGCCGCAAAGAAATGGACCACGAAGTCGGGGCCGCAGAGAACCGCGACTAACTCCCAATTGCGGTAGATGACGCCGGCCTCTTCTTCGAACTCGCGGATCATCGCTTCGCGCGCAGTCTCGCCAGCCTCGATCTTGCCGCCAATAGCGTTCCACAAACCGGCTTGCCATGCAGGCTTGCGCTTCTCGATCAGCGCCACGCGGCGCTGATCTTTGGTGAACATGAGTCCTGCAACGTATTGAACGGGCGGCAATGCCGGCGCCGGCTCCGGTGCGCCGCGCAAGATTTCCATATTGGTGCTCATGCAGCCCGCTCCCACGCGAGCGCAGCCTCGACCGCCGCGGTGATCTCATGCCCCGTCTCGCGCGTGAAGCGCTCGGCGGGCGTCTCTTCGCGGATCAGGCCGAGGTTGCGCAGCGTCTCCGCATGAAGGTGCGGATAGAGGCGCGCGCGATCGAGTTCGGAGAACCGCTTGAGCGTGACGGTGTCGGCGTCAGCCGGCACAGGTTCGGCACGCTTGCGGTAGCCGATGATGTCATTGTCACACTCATATCCGAACATCGCGGCGGAAGCCCTCCGCCAGTCAACTCCGACACCGCGCCGCCCACATGCCAGGAGCACTTCGTTGCCATCCCAATGCTCGGGCGCGGTTTCTCCGCCCGCCCACGGCTCGAAGCCCTCGCGAATTGCCAAATAGGCGAAGTGGTCGGGGCGTAGACGGATTGCGACGATGCACGGTTTCCCGTCGCATTGTGCCCATGACCAACCCTCGGGAGGGTTAGGGTGCGGCTCTGTCGACTTCGAATAGCACCAACCATGATTGGTGCGGACGTCGACAATGTCGGTTTTGCGTAGCCAAGCCGGCTGCACGCCATTGACTTCAATTTCAGGTCCCCATTGAACCGGGGCGGGCTCGGCTTCGACGCGCTTCCGGTAACCGACGACGTCCTTGCGGCCGAAGCCATGAAACCAAAATGGCTCCCCCCCTTTACTGGCGTTTGCGCGGCCGCCATCACGAAACAAGATCTCGGCGCCATCCCAATCCTCGGGCGCCTTCTCACCCCCCGGCCAAGGGACGAACCCGCCATCAATTGCGGGATATGCCCAGTGCTCTGCGGGAATTTTGAACGCATCGACGCCGCCGGCGCGAGGGCTCAAACGCCCCGCCCCCCAACACAGGTCGCCAGCCATGGCCTGATATTTGAATCGCGTAGGGCCGGCAGCCCAGAGCACGCGCGCTTCGTTTTCGAGCCAAGCGGGCTTCGCGCCCGCGCAGGCAATTTCAGGACCCCATTCGATCGGTTTCATTGCGGATACTCCAAAGAGATTTGTTGGGGGTGAGGATCGCCGCGGCGGCGCACGGATTTCCGCACGGGCACGGCGTCGACGATCGGGCCGCTGTCCTTGACGAGGATGGCGGCGCGGCAGGCGGTGGCGAGGAGGTGATGCAGGAGAGGTTCCTCCTGCGCCCACTCGGCACTCAGGGCTTCGAGGCCAGCGCGAATGTTCTCGGGCAGACGTTCATGTTGCGGGACGGGGACAAGCGCCCAACCGAGCGCGCCAAGAGCCGCCTCGATGGATTCCAAGCCGGGGCGGTTGTCTGTCCTCCAGGCTTTGAAAGTTGAGGTGAGCACGCCCGCCCGCCATTCGAGCTCGGCATAGGTCACGCGCTGGCGGTGCATCTCGGAAAAGACGAGCTTTGCGAGCGGGTTCGCCTTCTCCGGGATCGTGATCTTTGACGGCCTCTGCGGCTCGGGCTGGCGCGCCATGGCTCAGCGCCCCTCCGCGAAGGAGTCGAGCGGTGAGCGAGGCTTGCGGCCATCGAGACGGGCAAGGCGCTCGGCCTCCCACATGCACCCCGAGAAGCGCCACGCTCCGGCGACGGACCATGAAGCCGGAAGGAGCGACATGGCACTGATCCGCCAGCGGACCGCTCCGCCCCATTCGGCGAACGTCAGCCAGCGCCCGTAGGCACGGCCAAGCAGCCACGCGATGGCGACGAGGAACTTATCCGTCAGGCAGCCGAGAGCAACGCCGGCCATGAGAAGTGCCACGGCACCCGGCCCGCTGAAGATGTGATCGCCGAAAGGAATCGCGAGGACGCAAATCCAGATGAGCGACATGGCGCCGGTGAAGAAGGCACCAAGCAGCGTATCGACCACCCTCATGCCGCCACCTGAATCGGAGCGATGACGCCGACGAAGTCGGGAGCATCGTCCGCCCAAAGCAAATGGGGCGCGTTGGGGTCGGATTGCTCGATCGTCAGCGCGCCGACGTTCAGCGTTGCGAGGAATTCGGCGACATACCGAGGATTGAAGCCGAACGGCACAACCCCGTCGTCGATGGTCGCTTCGAGTTCTTCGTGGGCCTCGCCGCGACCGGGCGCGCGCGCGTCCAGATGAAGCGTATCGCCATCGGGCCGGGCGACGATCGACGAATGAACCCCGTCACCGACGAACACATTTGCCCGGTCCAGGCAATCGACGAAGTCGGCGCGACGAACCGTCAGGCCGGGGTGGCCGCGCTCGGGGATGATCCGCTCATAGGCCGGGAAGGCGCCGTCGATCAGTCTACTTGAGAGCCTGAGGTGAGTGGTCGAGAAGCTGACGGCCTTGCCGCTGATCGCGACCGAGATGACGTCGACGCCCTTGAACACGCCAAGGGCCGCGTCCACGCCCTCCGATGGGACAATGACCTTCGGGCATTTGTCAGCCCCATCCGGAGCGACCATGCCGGACACGGCAATGCGGTGCCCGTCAGTGGCGACGAAGTGCAAGCGCTTGTCGTGGTAATCGAGGCAAACGCCCTGCAGATAATAGCGCGTCTCATCCTTGGCGGCCGCGAAGCGCACGCGTTCGAAGGCGCGGACGAAATCGGCATTGGGCAGAATGAAGTCTGCGACGGGCTTTTCGTCCGCCCATGTCGGGAAGACATCGGCGCCGAGCGTTGGCAATTTCACGCGTGAGCGCCCGCCGGAGACAATGAGCATCCCGTCGACCAATTCCAGCGTGATCGCCGCTGCCTTGGCGTGCTTGGCCACAAGCGTTTTCAGCGCTTCGGTATCGACGCAGACTGAGCCTTCGGTCTGGACTTCGGCGTCGCAGCGCGCCTCGGCGAACCGGTCATGATCGGAGGTCGCGACGGCAAGCGTTCCGTCCCCCGCAATCAGACGCGTGTATGCGAGAATCGCGACGGTGGGTTTTTTGACGGCGACGGAACCGCCGCGGGCGAGAGCGTCAGCAAGGACGCGTTGGCTGATGGTGAGACGCATCAGGCAGCCGCCCGCATCGGCGCGCGATAGCGCGGCTCGCCCGTGACGAAGAGCCCCGGCACGTCCTGCGAAATCTCTACGACCTTGATGTCGGGATGGCTCGTCCCGAACGTGTCGCCGAACGGTGCCGTCAGGCGGATAAACCCGCCGGAATGGGGGACGAAGACACGCTCGCCCCGCGAATAGACTTTGGTCTGTTTGAGAACGCCTTTCGGCATCCGGACGATAGCAGTCGCATCGTCGATGACGGTGAAAAGGTCCATGACGGACACGCTCCGGTTTTCGTGGTTGACGCCACGATGCCTAAGCGGGTCTGTCCGTTATGTCAACGGAAACTTCCGTTACATGGATTTTTCATCCGTTACGTTGTCGCTCCAACGATCCGATGCGCGCTTTCAACCCCAACTTTGCCGCCGTCATCGGCAATGTCGGCACTGTCGCCGAAGCCTTCAGTCGAGAACCTGTGAATGTACGCTGTGCCGTTATCGAGTCGCATGAGCGCCCATTCGCCATCGGAAGGCGCGCCATCAGGCGACACATAAATTGTCTCTCCGACACAATAGCGTGGCGCGCATCGGTCGTTCCAAACTCGCACTGCATATGCTCCGACGACGCCGGCCAGCGCCGGAAGCATCGGCACAAATGCAGAGGGCTCGGCAGGCATCAAGGCAGTCGTGGAGTTCAGATCGATTCGCGGCGTGTAGAGCGGCATCAGGTCGGCCGCCTTTTGAGCGGGGGCGCGACTCGCCAACTCGACCTGCGAATCGTCAAGCAATTCTCCCGCCGGCATTTCGAGAGCGTCCGCGAGCTTGATGATGCGCTCGACGTTTGGCGCCTTCGATCGACCCTCTAAAAGGTCCCCTACGTAGCCGACATTGAAGCCCGCCCGGCGGCTTGCTTCACGGGCCGAGATGCCAAGCGCTACCAGGCGTTCGCGGATGCGAAGTCGCAGGCTGGCTGTGTCGGTATTCACTGTAGCCGTCATACCCAATCACTTTTTCCGTTGACACCTAACGGACGTTTCCGTTATCCGTTGATTTAACGGAAACAACGGTCACGTTACCGGACATTTCCGCCATACCCGTATTTTTTCCGGGGTTCAACCCCTACAGGAGATTTTTTGTTGGATTCTCCGACTGACCTCGCGCGCCTTGAAGCGGAGAACGCTCGGCTGCGCAGCCTACTTGCCGACGCTGGCGCGGATCTGCCGATCGAATGGCGGCTCTCGCGCACAGAGGCCAAGCTGTTCCGGGGCCTGCTTGCTCATGATGTCGCGCCGACGGCGCTTCTCATGGAGGTGGCGCAGACCACGGCCGACGGCGCTCGCGTCCACATGCACCGCCTCCGCAAGAAGGTCGCGCCGCATCGGCTCGAAATCGAAACCATCACTGGCAAGGGCTGGCGCCTGATCAATCGCGATCAGTGGCGCAGCTTCCTCGCCCCCCGCGCATCCGCCCCCGCCAACTAGGAGCATCCAATGGCGATTTCCCTTGCCGACCTTACGAAGTCGGCACCCCCCAAAGACCCGATAACGGTCCTCTACGGCGTCGCCGGTGTCGGCAAGGATACGCTGGCTTCCGAATTCCCCATGCCGGTGCTGATTTGCACGCCCGGCGAGAACCCGCCTGCCGGTGTGACGGTGGATGCCTTCCCCGAGGTGTCGACGTTCGCCCAACTCATGGGCTCGTTCGAAGCGCTTTTCACCGAAGATCATTCGTTCAAGACGCTGATCATTTCGGCGCTGGCCGGCATCGAGCGGATCGTCTGGGCGGAAACCTGCGCGCGCAACAAGTGGCAGTCGGTCGAAGAGCCCGGCTATGGTCGCGGCTACGTCGAAGCCGATGCCGTTTGGGGCGAAGTCCTCGACGCGGTCCGCGCGCTCCGCCGCGACAAGGGCATGATGATCGTCCTTATCGGTCACACCGAAATCAAGAATTTCGATGACCCGGCCGCGACGTCCTATTCCCGGTATCAGCCGAACTTGCACAAGCGCGCGGCCGAGCCCGTTCTTGCGGCCGCAGACATCGTCGCCTTCGTGAACTTCCGCGTGTCCATCAAGACCGAGAAGGGCGCGTTCGGAGCGGAGAAGAAGGAAGCCGCCGGCGCTGGCGTGCGGACCATCTATCTCGAAGAGCGGCCCGGCTTCATCGCGAAGAACCGATATTCCATGCCGGAATCGATCCCCTTCCAACGCGGCAAGGGCTTCTCCGCCCTGGCCAAATATCTGCCGGAGGTAGCGGCGTGAGACGCTCGATCGCAATGGCGCTCGCCGCAGCGAGCATGATGGGGCTCGGCGCAAACCAAGCTCAGGCAATCATTCCACCCGCGCCGACGGTCAGGGAAATCCCTGTTGCAACCAAGCGTGTGCCGCCCCGCAAGCTCGCCGCCCGAGAGGCGGGGGCGGCCCGCGATCCCTATTTCGGCATCAAAAGCCGAGGTCGGAAGGGTGCGGCAGTGCGCGCGGACCTCATGGCGGACGCCTTCCGCCGAACCAAGGTCGGAAAGCGCGCCGCCCGCGGCCGCGATACGTCGAATCCGTTCGCCTGTCCTGTTCGGCGTGCCTGTTTCTCGAAGGCCGTCACGGCCGGCCACGCGCGCAGCGAAGCGATGAAGATCGCCCGGCGCGCCGCCGCCTGATCTCAAATCCAACACGAAAGGACTGCAAATGGCCGGTATCGGCGCACTTGATCACGACGTTCCCGTCAACAACAATAGCGGCGGTGGCGGCTTCACGCTCCTTGCCGAAGACGATTACGAGCTCGAAATCATCGAATCCGATGTGAAGGCGAACGGCACCGGCAAAGGCCAGAACGCAAATTTCAAGGTCCAAGTCGTCAGCGGCCCGCATAAGGGCACTTCGTTCTACTCCGATATCACTTCGATCCAGCATGAGTCCGCGCAGGCGCAGGCGATCGGCCAGGGCCAGCTCAAGGCGCTGTGCTGCGCCGCCGGTGTCGACTTCACTTCGCTCACAGACACCGAGCAGCTTCACTACCGCCCGTTCTGGGCGCACGTGATCCAAGACACGTACTTCTCGAAGAAACATCAGAAGGACATGACCAACAACAAGATCAGCAAATTCCTCTGGGAAGGCATGCCGGAGGATGATGCTCCGCGTCCGCCCGCCGAAAAGGCGGCGGCGAGCGAGCCGCCCAAGCAGCCCGAGCCCGAGAAGCCGGCGACCGGCCGGCGGCCGTGGGACAAGAAGTAATTCCCCGCGACTAGGCGGGGCTTCGGCCCCGCCACCTTTTCGAAATTCTCCATCTCGGACCGAGCGCACGCCGCGCAACGGGAGCTTCATGGCCGCTATTCCCCGCCCTCAAAGTCAAATTCCCGGCTTGGTCTACGCGGCTCGCGCAGCCGAGGCCGAAAGCTGGGATGGGCTCGGCTTCTCGCCGTCGGATCTCGGCAGCGAGTGCGACCGCTATCTCTGGATGCGCCTGCATTGGGCGCCGGCACTCGAAATCTTCGATGGCCGCATGTTGCGCCTGTTCGAAACCGGCCACATTCAGGAAGAGCGCCTTATCGGCGATCTGCGACGGGCGGGGCTTGAAGTCTATGACGTCGATCCCGACACGGGAAAGCAATTCCTGGCGCGCGCCATCGGCGGGCATGTCCGGGGAAAGCTCGACGGCATGGCGAAGGGCGTACCCGAGGCCCCGGCCAAATGGCACGTCGTCGAGTGCAAGAGCCACGGCGAAAAATCGTGGAAGCCGCTAGTTGCCGCCCAAAACCTCCGCGTCGGCAAGTTCGACCATTGGGTTCAGTGCCAAGTCTATATGCACATCCGGGGTGTCGACCGCGCCCTCTATGTCGCAGTCCGCAAATCGACTGACGAGCTCTATATCGAGCGGGTCGAGTATGACCCTGAATGGTGCGCGCGGCTGTTCGCCCGGCTGGAGCGCATCCTTCGTACGGCAACACCGCCCACGCCGGTTTCGACCTCCGACAAGTCGCCGACGTGCGTATTCTGCAAAGCAAAAGAGCTCTGCCGCGGTCGCATCTTCGCTCGCCTGAATTGCCGGACCTGCCTGCACAGTACGCCCGACATGAGCGGGGACGCGGCTTGGTCGTGCGCCCGGTGGGTCAAGCCCCTGTCGACCGCTGAACAGCGTGAGGCCTGCCCGGCCCATCTCTACGTCCCGGATCTTGTCCCCGGCGAAATGGGCGAGGTCGACGAGGACCGCGAAACCATAACCTACACCCTCACCGACGGGCGCATCTGGGTCGACGGCCAGGACCGTGCCGACGTGCCCGCGCCAGTGGCCGGAGGCGAAGAATGAGCGCCCAACTCCAGATGCCGTCTACGACCAACGCGTATCGCGATCTCATCGCGAGCACGATCGTCCGCGCCGAACCCGCCGGCATGGCAAATTATGACCTGCCTTCGGTGATGCGGGAGCATCAGCGGACCGCCACCGCGTTCGCGCTTGAGCAAGGGCGCTCGGCGCTCCTGCTTGATACGGGCTTGGGCAAGTCCCTTTGCTCATTTGTGTGGGGCGAGAATGTCGCGCGGGAAACCGACAAGCCCGTCCTGATGCTTGGGCCTTTGGGCGTCGTGGGCCAGCATGCCAGCGAGGCCGCGAAATTCGGAATAGGCGCGACGATCTGCCGTTCTGCAGATGACGTCCGGCCAGGGCTCAATCTGGCGAACTATGACCGCGTCCACCTATTCGAGCGGAGCGACTTCGGCGGGCTGATCCTCGACGAGTCCTCAATCATCAAGAATTTCTCGGGCGTGATGACGCGCCGCTTGATGTCCTTCGGCGAGGCCATCGCCTACCGGCTGGCTTGCACTGCAACGCCGGCGCCGAATGATCACATGGAGTTGGGCCAGCACAGCCAATTCCTTGCGACGATGTCGTCATCCGAAATGCTGACGCGGTGGTTTATCGCCGATCAGTCGGAAATGGGCCGCTACCGGCTCAAGCGCCACGCGGTCGAAAGCTTCTGGTCGTGGGTGGCATCATGGGCGCGCTGCGCGGAGCGGCCGTCCGATCTCGGCGGCGATGATACCGGCTATGTCCTGCCGCCCCTGAACCTCCAGCGGCATTTGGTCGACGTCGATATCTCGGCCGACGAAGTCGCGGAGGGTGAACAGACCGCGCTTTTCCGCATGCCGTCGATGTCGGCGACGTCGGTTCACGCCGAAAAACGCAGAACCGCCGGCGACCGTGCGCGGACCATCGCCGATCTCGTCACGGCCGAGCCGTCCGAGCCTTGGATAGTTTGGTGCGAGACTGATTATGACGCCGCCGCCGTCCGCGCTCTTCTGCCTGGTGCAAGCGAAGTTCACGGCGGAATGTCGCCGGAACAGAAAGAGGCGGGCCTCGCCGCCTTCTCCGACGGCTCGGCGCGAATCCTCATCACCAAGCCGTCAATCGCTGGCTTCGGCCTCAACTGGCAGCATTGCGCTCGCGCGGCCTTCGTCGGCCTGAGCTTCAGCTACGAGGCATTCTATCAGGCGGTGCGCCGGTGCTGGCGTTACGGCCAGGCGCGGCCGGTCGAGGCGCATGTCGCCTGCGCGACCACCGAAGAGGCGATCTGGGCGACGATCGTCCGCAAGCGGAATGACCACGACGCAATGAAGGTCGCCATGCGCGCGGCCATGTCCCGCGCCGTCGAACACCGCACCCTCAAGCACGATTACCAACCCCAACAACGGGCCGCGCTTCCGGCGTGGCTGACGGAGGCAGCATGAACGTCCTCGATCAAGCCACCGGCGAAAACTTCGCCTTCTATCACGCCGATTGCGTCGAGTTCGCCGCCGGGCTGCCTGACAATAGCATCGACTTCACGGTCTATTCGCCGCCGTTTTCGTCGCTGTATATCTACAGCGAGAGCGCCTTCGACATGGGCAATGTCGCGAGCGATGACGAGTTCATCGAGCGCTATCGGTTCCTCGTCCGCGAAAAGCTCCGGATCACTCGGCCCGGCCGCCTGTCGGCAATTCACGTCAAGGATCTGGTCTTCTATCAGGGCAGCAGCGCGAACGGCGACGCGGGGCTGCGCGCTTTCTCCGACATGTGCCGCCAGGTGCATGAGGAAGAGGGCTGGACGTTCCATTGCCGCGTGACGATCTTCCGCGACCCAGTCCTAGAGCGCGCGAAAACCAACGCCCACGGCTTGCTGTGGAAGACGTTCCAAAAGGACGCGAGCTTCTGCCGGGTCGGAATGCCCGAATATCTCATGGTTTTCCGGAAGTGGGCCAAGCCGGGCGAGGAAGAGCTCGTGCGGCCGGTCGTTCATCCGAAATCCGAGGTCCCGCTCGAGCACTGGCAGGAACTCGCATCGCCCGTGTGGAACTATCGCCCTGGCCAGTCGGGGAAGGGGGATTTCGATCTCCCGGCAACCGACGTGCTCAACGTCAAGATGGCCGCCGACCCGGACGCCGAAAAGCATCTCTGCCCGATGCCGCTCAACATCACCAAACGCGCCTTGAGCCTTTGGACGAATGAGGGCGACACTGTCCTGTCGCCCTTCGGCGGGATTGGTAGCGAGGGCGTAGCCTCTATCCAGATGCGTCGCCGGTTCATCGGCACCGAGCTTCACCCGAAATATTTCAATCAGGGCGCAGTGAACATCGCCAGCGCGGCGCCGCAGGCGCGGGGGTTTTACGAGTGAGCGGGCCTTGTGAGACATGCCCGTTTGGCGATGACGATGGCTGGAGTCCGGAGGCTGAACAGGCCATCGCGCTCGGCTGTCTGCCCGATATGAGCGAAGCCCTCGCTATCAAGCGAGATACCGGCTGCAATTGGGGTTGCCATAGCGAGAACCGCATCTGCACTGGCTTCGTTCGCGAAGCGAATGAGCGCGGGATTGAATATCGCGGGCAACCAACACTGAGCTTCGAAACATGGGCGGACGAAGGGCTTGAAGCCGCTGTCCGGGAGGCCCGTCGATGACCTGGACCCCGCGCCCGTATCAGCAAGAAGCGATCGACGCGACCTTCGACTATTGGGCCGAAATCGGCGGCAATCCGCTCATCGTCATCCCGACGGGCGGCGGCAAGGCAGGCATTCTTGGAACGATCATGCGTCGATTGTTCGATCAATGGTCGGGCATACGCATTCTAAATCTGGCCATGGTCGCGGAGCTTGTCGACCAGAACTACAAGGAAACTCTTGGATTCTGGGATTGGGCACCGGCAGGCGTTTATTCCGCCGGCTTAAACCGCCGTGATGCTCATGCCCAAATCCTATTCGCCTCGATTCAATCGGTTTGGAACAAAGCCCATCTAATTGGGCACTGTGACCTCATCATTATCGACGAAGCGCACACAGTTCCGAAAAAAGTTGCGACGATGTTCGGCAAATTTATCGCGGCGATGCGGAAGATCAATCCTGAAATCCGTCTGCTCGGTCTGACGGCGACCGACTATCGCCTCGATAGCGGCCGGCTCACCGAAGGCGATGACAAGCTCTTTGACGACGTTGCCTATGAGGTCGGGCTCCGCGAACTCATCGAAGATGGCTACCTCACACCGCTGACGTCCAAGGCGACACAAACGGCTCTGTCGACCAAGGGCGTGAAAAAGACCGGCGGCGACTTCAACGCCAAGGCTCTGCAAGCCGCGGTCGACAAGGAAGAGCTCAACGCCGGCATCGTCGATGACATCATCTCCTACGGCCAGGACCGGCGGTCGTGGCTCGTTTTCGCCTCGGGCGTCGAGCACGCGCAGCACCTTTGCGATGAAATCCGTTCGCGCGGCTTCTCGGCCGATGTCCTGACGGGCGATACCGAGCACGGCGCGCGCAAGCGCATGATTGAAGACTTCAAGGCCTATCGCCTGCGCGCGCTCGTGAATTGCGGTGTTCTGACGACGGGGTTCAATCACCCGGGCGTTGACCTGATCGCGGCAGCGCGACCGACAGAGTCCGCGGGCCTCTATGTCCAGATTGCCGGGCGCGGGACGCGCAACGTCTATGCGCCAGGATATGACCTCTCTACCCGCGAAGGGCGTTTGGCCGCCATAGCCAATGGCCCCAAGCCCAACTGCCTGTTTCTCGACTTCGGCGGGCTCGTGCGCCGGCATGGCCCCGTCGACATGGTCACGCCGAAGAAGCCCGGAAAGGGTGGCGGTGACGCACCCGTGAAGACGTGCCCCGAGTGCTTTTCGCTCGTCCATGCCTCGGTGATGGAATGCCCGGATTGCGGCCATGAGTGGGAGCGCCAGCTTTCGACGAAGATCACCAAATCGGCCGCGGTGACGCCGATCCTTTCGAAGTCGGAAAGTATCTGGCGGAAGGTCGATGAGCGGCGTTTCAGCCGACACGAGAAGTTCGGCGCCGCGCCGTCCATGAAGGTCGAATACAAATGCGGCCCCGCCATATTCCCCGAGTGGATCGCGTTCGAAAACGAGAAGGCGCGCGGCATCGCCGAGCGATGGTGGCGGAAGTGCGGCGGCGCGGAGCCCGTGCCTGCCACAACGGCAGAGGCACTGAAACGGACCGCCGAACTTCGGAAAATCGAGGAAGTACGCATCCAGGCATCGGGCAAGTTTTGGCGCGTCACCGGCGAGCGCTTCGGCGGAGACGCGGTCGATGAAGTCGTTGCAGATGCTCCGCCGCCAGCGGCGCGGGGGAATTTGGCGTTTGGTTTGTCGGGAGGGTTTCGTTGATGCTGTTCGGATCGGTTTGCAGCGGCATCGAGGCGGCTTCGACGGCTTGGGAACCCCTCGGCTGGCGCGCGGCGTATGTAGCCGAAATTGAACCATTTCCGGCGGCAGTGCTTGCGGCGCGCTTCGGCGCCAGGCGGCCCATGCACATGCCGGAACCGGAGGCCGTCGATTTCCCGTCGGGCTGGAGCGAGCGGCTTGCCGCAGCGCTGGCGCGGGCTCGCGCCGCCAATCCTCGGCGGGGTGCAACGACCAAGGGGCGCGAAGCTTTGGCCGCCCTAGCCACCGTTCGCGAGCGTCGAGCGGCCATTCGCGCCCTTGATGATGTCGAGTGGGGCGACGCAGTGCCGAACTATGGCGATTTCACGCGAATCGCCGAGGCCCCGCCGAAGATCCGCCTCCTAGTCGGTGGCACCCCCTGCCAAGCCTTCAGCTTCGCGGGCCTGCGCCTGTCGCTGGCGGACGATCGCGGCAATCTTACCCTCGAATTCGTGAGACTCGTACATGCAAGTGAATCTCTTGAGTGGGCTGTTTGGGAAAATGTTCCCGGAGTCCTCTCCACCGACGACAACGCTTTCGGCTGTTTCCTGGCAGGACTTGTCGGCGGCGATGCTCCCTTGCTCATGCCAGGCGGCGGGCGATGGCCAAATGCAGGCATGGTTGCCGGGCCACTCGGCCGGGCGGCATGGCGGTTACTCGACGCTCAACATTTCGGCCTCGCCCAACGACGCCTTCGCGTGTTCGTTGTCTTCTGTCCTACAGCCTCCGGAGGCGATCCCGCCGCGGTTCTTTTTGAGCGCCAAAGCATGCCTTGGGATTCTCAGGCGCGCGGCGAAGAGGGGGAAGGAGTTGCCGGATGCTCTCGCGAAGGCGTTGAAGATGACATCTGCGCGGGCATAGCCCCGGCACTGACATCTTCTGGCCGGGGCGTGGCACGCCCCGGCGAAACTCGTGGGCAAGATCCGGTTGTCGCGGTTCCCGCGATCAACTGTACCCCCGACGGCATCGCCGGAACGGTTTCCGCCAAGTGGCAAAAGGGTAGCGGCGGGCCGGCCGGTGACGAGCACTATAATCTTGTCGCGCCCACCCTCGATGCGAGCTTCGGGCGCCTCCATGGTTGCTCTGGACAAGATTCCAATCATGGGCATGGCCACCTCGTCCCGTGTGCGCCCGTTGCTTATTCGCTGATGCCTCAGAACAGTGGCAAAGATTTCAAGGCGCGCGAGGTCGAGGTTGCGCAACCACTCATGGCCGCTGGGCCGGCGACCGGCAATCAGGGTGGCGATTATATTGGGCAGCAGTCAGGTGTTCGGCGTCTGACGCCGACCGAATGTGAACGCCTACAGGGCTTCCCCAATGGACACACCGATATCGTTTGGAAGGGCAAGCCCGCTCCCGATGGCCCACGCTATAAAGCGCTCGGCAACAGTATGGCCGCGACGGTCATGTCATGGATCGGCCAGCGCATCGCCGCCTATGAAGCCGGGACGCTCGATGGCTGGCGTTTCGATTGGTCGCTGATCCCGTGGGTTAAGCGACTGGTCGGGACTGACGAATGTGCAATTCCCATTCTCGAAGCCGGCGCCCGTACGGGCAAAAGTACTACCGACATTCGCGCCGGCATTGGCGTCGGCGTCGCTGGTGATCCGATGTTCACGTTGCAAGCTGGAAAGCAACATGCGGTGGCGCAATGAACCGCCCACCCGAACTCATCTTGCGATGGTCAATCCCGTCGGCCGCCTGCGTCATTTGCCGACGCGCGGCCACGCCGGGCCTCGCATTTCGGCGCGCGGCCATATGCGGCCATTGCGCTCCCCACGCGCTCGCAGGAGAGATGATGCTCGACTTCTCGGAAACTGAACAGGAGGCAATCGACGCCGGCGGAGCCGTTGCCGGCGAATTTCTGGATTCGATCGGGGTCGGCGAGCTCTTCGAGCGCGTCACCCCGGAACAGTGGGCGACGTTCCTGGCCAAATTCCTCGACGGTTACAGCGGCCATATGCGCGCGGAGGTCCTGAACTACCCGCCATTCTAGCGCGCCCGCCAAGCCGCCCTGATTGCTCTAGTTCGCGAGTTCCGATGACAAGCCCCTTCGCCGCCACCGCCGACCGCTATCGCGAGCGCGGCCTCTCAGTGATCCCCTGCGGCCCGGGGACCAAATTCCCGGGCGCGTTTTCGGCCGCGCAGGGCTGGCGGACGGCTTTCGACTGGCAGAAATATTGCGATCGGCTGCCGACGCCCTTTGAAACGTCGATCTGGGACCGGTGGCCGGATGCCGGCGTCTGCCTGGCGCTCGGTCGATCGTCAGCGCCCGCAGGGATGCAGCTTGTCGCCGCGGACATCGACACCGAAGAAGCGGCCGAAGTCGCCGCGATCCGCGCCGTTCTCCCCGGCTCGCCCGTGCGAAAGCGGGGGGCGAAGGGCGAGACGGAATTCTATCTCGCCCCGATCGAAGTGCCCAACCGCCCCTATAATGACGGGCAGAAACGGCGGATGCTCGATTTGCTTTGCCACGGGCGCCAAACTGTTCTGCCGCCAACCATTCACCCGGATTGCCAGCAATGCGGCGCACGCGCGACGGTCGCAGGCGCCGACGCGGCCTGCGGTGAGTGCGGCGGAGTTGGGCAGGCCTATCGCTGGACCTCTCTCGACACGCTTGAGAATTTCGACATCGCGGACCTTCCCGTGCTGCCTGAGGACATCGCCGATCGACTGTCGAAGGCGCTTGAGCCGTTCGGGCACGTCGACGCGCCGACGGTCCAGGCCGCCGATCCCGAGGGCGAGGCGTCCACGCATCGGCAATTGAACGATACGGCGCTCGCCAGCCTTGGCGCGTGGGTTCCGGCGCTCGGCCTTTACAAATGCCGGCAGGTCGGCGGGAAATACAAGGCTGTCAGCCATTGGCGTCCGTCATCGAGCGGCCGCCCGTTGAGCCAGCGCGCAACAAATCTCGCCATATCTCCTGACGGCATCAAGGATTGCGGGGAGGGCCGTGGCTACACGCCGATCGACCTCGTCATGTGCGCGACCGGCGCGGATCTCGATACGGCCTTCCGTTGGCTTCAAGAGCGCGTCGCCCCGGCCGCGCCAATCATGTTGACCGCTCGGGTCAAAGCCGATGTGCCGCCGACACCCGAGCCGGCGCGGACTGGGAACCTGGCAGGCCTCAGGCTGGCGACCTTCTTGGGCGCGCCGGTGCAGCCGGACGTCATCGCCGAGGTCGCGGGGCCAGCGCGGGCGACCGCTGCGGGCCTGATACCCATTGAGCTTTGCACGCCCCCCGGCTTGATTGGCGAAATCGTCGAGTGGATGAACGCGGCCGACGATCGCCCATCGCCGCAAATGAATTTGGGCGCGGCCATCGGCTTCGTCGGCGCGCTCATGGGGCGACGCTTCGCTCACCCGTCCAAGGGCGCGCGGACGAATTTCTATTGCGTTGGCGTGGCACCGACCGGGTTCGGCAAGGCCCACGCGCCGCTGGCGGTCAAGGAATTGGCGAAAGCCGCCGGCGTCGATGGCTTTATCGGCCCTGGCCGGTGGAAATCGGAATCGGCGGTCCGGAAGACGCTTGAGGCAAAGCCCACCGTCGTCTGCCTCGTCGACGAGCTCGGCGGCGTTATGCGCGACATTCTAGGGAAGAAGGCGTCCGAACATAAGGCGGGCATCCGCGATATCCTCCTTGAGCTCTTCTCGTCAGCAAACACGACCTATTCCGGCGCCGAGGGCGCGGCGGAGCGCGCGGTGCCGATCGTCAATCCGAACCTGTGCATTTACGGCGCCTCCACGCCGGAGGATCTGTGGGGGAATTTCTCGTCAGGTTCGGCGGCCGATGGCTTCCTCCCCCGCTGGCTCGTCTTTGACGGCGGCACCGTCCGGCCCGAGGCAGTCGATGCGACGGCCGACGTTTTCGATCCGCCGGCGGATCTCCGCAAGCGCCTTCATGGGCTATTGGACGTGCGCCCGGCCGGGAACCTCAACGGTGTCGCGAACTCGAAACCGATAACCGCGACATGGGGGGAGGGGGCGCAGGAATTCTTCAAAGCCTTGCGCGCAGAGAAGGAGCGTGCGATCGACGCGGCGCGGGCGGCGGGACGGAATAGTGAGGCCATGATCTTGAGCCGCTTCGTCGAGCACGCGGTCAAGCTCTCGCTTCTCTATGCCGTGAGCATCCATGCACCGTCCCCTACAATCACCGTCGCCGGGCTGGAATGGGCGCGCGCCATCTGCGAGTTTTCGGCGTCGGCGCTCGTGCAAGCCATGGAAGGGCGGATCGCCGATAACGACCGCCAGGCCGAGTACCTAGCCATGCTGTCGATGATCCGCGATGCCGGCGTTGATGGCCTACTCGAGTCCGCGCTGACCAAGCGCGTGCGCGGCCGTTGGGATATTCGGCGTCACGAGGACATTCTCGGACAACTCAAGGCGGGCGGCGTTATCTGGCGCGAAGTCCGCGCCGGACCCGCCGGCGGACGGCCGGGCGCGCGTGTCGGCGTATGGCGGGACGAGGAGCGGGAAGCGCTGTAGGACCGCAGCAACGACCATCGCAACTGTTGAACTGCGACCAACGCAACGAACAACACGACGAATTATGCGACTACCGCAAATATGTGATTGCGTAACGTTGTGCGTGAACGTAGCAGTCAAAGGCGCATCGAACGATGAAGCGGCGAGAGATGGGTTGGACTCCGATCTCAAGAGGCCCCCGACTTCATCGTTCGATGCGATCCTAGCTACCCTTCGCTTGGACGCTGGGGCAGGTCGTTTCGACCCATCCACCTACGCGCATTTTGTGTTCGTCCACAAGGCACCCGACCCTCTTTTCGACACAAAAGGAGACTCGGGACGTCGAATATCTTTCACGGTTCGTCGCTAATCCAGTCTTTAGGCTGAACTTTGTGAACGTTTAGGGAACACAGGGTGAACGATTTTGCGGCTACTTGTGTCGGTAGAGATTAGTTCGCCGCCATCATTAATTCGCGCCGAATATCGTTCACGGCCGGCGTCAGCGGGTCCGCGCTGGCCTCCCTGATTTCCTTGAAGCTGACGAGGCGCGTTCGCCTGACGTCGCCGCGATAGCCTGCGACCATCACGGCGCCGATGCCGAGCATTAGCATGAATTGGGCGTCGGTGCTTGTGAGGTCGCGGGCTCGGGCGCAGGCGGCTTCGATCCAGTCGAGTGGGCTATTCATGAGGGCTGTGCTCGGCAAGCAATCTTCCGGTGCCGTCGCATTTATAGCACTCGAACTCCATCGCCGGGCCGCGGCCGTCGACCGGGTGGCTATCGTAGACGCCGCGGCCGTTGCAGGTTGCGCACTTGATTTTCATCGGCTCGCCGAGAAATTTGTAGGCCCTGGCCGTGACGACGTTGTCGCTATGCCCCAAGTGCTCAAGCAGCCCGAGAAGTTCGCGCACGGTCTTTCTGGGCTCGGGCAGCCCTGCCGCAGCCGCCAGCCGGTCGGCGAATTCGCGCGCATATTCCGGCGTGCCCGGATCGGCGATTAGGTCGGACATGTCGACACCGAATAGCTTCATGGTCATCCCCGCCTCCCCATTCTCACGGCCGTCATGATCGCGGCGGCGACATTGCGGCGGTCATCATCGCCCATGGCGTCGATGCCGGGCGTCGTCCGCATGATGAGCGCACAAGTCGCCTCGTCACGATCGGCGACGATGAGCGACATCGGGCGCGGGACGTCGCGGAGCGCCGTGACGATCGCGCGGAGGCGCTTGTCGCAGAAGCCCAAGCGGATGCGGCGGGCCAACCACCGGCCGGGCTTGTGGCTTGCAATCCAGGCCTCGCGCGCGCGGGTGAGGATCTCGCCTTCGCTCATAGGCGCGGGCGCGTGGAAAGCCGCGCGGAGCTCTTCGCGGAGGGGCGTTTCTTCGGTCATCGCGGCACCCCCGCATATTCGGCCACAACCTCGCCCATGGCGAAGCATCGGCCCGTGTCCTCGCGAATGACCCCGTGGACGATCGCCTCCGCGCGCTCTGCGCGGACCTCGGCGGCGCGACGTTCTTGAAAGGCCTCCCGATCCGCACGACCGATCATGCACATGAGCTCGTTGATGGTCTGATCGGAGCCTGCCAACTGGCCTTCGAGGAACTCGATGCGCTCACGCGCGCCATTGAGGGCCTCGTTGAGGGCCGCGATCTCGCCGACCTGGCGGCGCAACTTGGCGTCACGCGGGTTCGACGGGATGGGCGATCGTGCGCCGCGATTGAAATTAAGGTGGAGCGTCGGGCGCTCCGGCTTCTGCCCCCCAAGCGCGTTCATGGGCGCACCTCGGGTGTCGAGCGGAAATGAATCATGGTCGTTCTCTCGGTTTGGGCCTGTCACAGCCGCTATTCCCGTTGCGGACGGGACGCCGGGAGGGTGACAGCCAGCCGAGAGACTGGTGGAGCGTTTTTCCCGCAAGGGTATTGTATGGCGCCCCACTCCCGGACATAAGGGTCCGGTCAGCAGAGGACGCCAATCCTTGCTGTTCTTTCGGCGAACGCTCCCGCGCCAACGGGACGGTCCGCCTATCTCGGTCAGGGCTGTCACACCCACGACCATGGTTACCGACGAACCGGAGAGTTTCAAGCCCTCCGGCGTTTCGTCGTGTCTTTTTTTTGAGCCGAATCCGCTGGAAATTGCGTCCCCGTGGCGCAAGATGTTGTTTTGGTTTTGAATTTCCCGCGCGATCATTTCGACTCCTCTTCGGTTCACTGGTCGCTGAATGCGGGCCATAGACCGCACAGTCAAGTGAATGTTCTCCACATGTTCTTCTTGTCTGTGGATAACTCTCGGGCTAACGACCGCCCTCATGCCCGACTCATCAACAATTCTGGCCGATCGAATCGACGAGCGCTTGCAGGCGCTGCGGCTTAGCGACCGCAAGGCCTCCTTGCTGGCAATGGGCAAGCCGGACCTGATCCGCGATATTCGGCGAGGAAAGGCGATCGGAAGCGAGCGACTTCGCGAGCTCGCGCGGGTGCTAGAAACGTCGACCGACTATCTCTTGGGTTCGACCGATCTGACGAATCGCGACAACGAACCGCCGCGCCCGATCCCCCGCCGCCAGGACATGAATCGCGACCTCCCCGTTTTCGGGACGGCGCTTGGCGCGAGTTCCGATATCGTCGAAGAAGGCGAAGCGATCGAGCAAATCGACCTTCATGTGGGCGAGGTCATCGACTATTTCCGAAGGCCGCCCGCCCTCCGTAACCGGCGCGATATCTACGCGCTTTATGTGCAGGGGGATTCGATGGCGCCCGCCTATGAAAGCGGGACTGGAATTGTCGTCGATCCGAAAAAGCCGCCAGCGTTGCGCGATTACGTTGTTGTGTATTTGCGCGGCGATGCCGACGAGGCGGCAGCGGTCATGCTTAAGCGGCTAGTCCGCCGATCGTCCGAATATATCGAGCTTGAGCAATATAGCCCGCCCCGGCGCTTCCGCTTGGACAAGCGCCAATTTCGCGATGTTCACCGGGTCATCCCATGGGATGAGGCTTTCTCGATCTAGCGCGAGGCGGCCAACATCGCCTGCCACACGCGCGCAGCGTCATGGCGATCCATGCTGTGCTCGCCGGCGATTTCTTCGAACGCAATCATCATCGCTTCGGTGGGCTCGATCATGGAATCGAGAACCTTTCCGGCGTCATGATTATAGTCGGGCACGCCCCAAACCTTGATATCCGGATTTTTCGCGTTGTTGTCGATCGCGCACTGCTGAAGCTGCTTTGCGACCTTGTCGAGCATCGTTTCTGACATAATCCCGCCTTTCGTTGCGGTTGGGATATGGTGTCGCGGCTGGGCTTCTTCCATAGTGGGGCATGAGGTGGCTGAAATGGACCGGCGGTGTGTGCTTGACCCTTTTGGTCGCGCTGATGGCGGCGGCGATTATCGCCGATAGGATCACGGGGCCGGTTGCGCCCTTGCCGCCCGAGGCAATCGCGGTCCCGCCGCCCGCGCGGAAGGTGGCGCCAGCCCCGCCGCCCGCCGGTGCCGCAAGTTTGCCCGCCGGGGTGCGCGCCTGTGCATCAAAGCTGGACGCGTTCAAGGGGCGCGGTTTCACGCCCGAAGCCGCCGAGGATCTTGAGCGGACCTGTCAGGCAGCCATGACGGGCGCGCCAGACGTATGCTCCGCGTTTCTTACGGCGGCTGGGCGAGCAGGCTTCAAGGCCGCTGCAGGTATGATCGAATGGACGAACGTCGCGCTTGGGCAATATCGGGACGCGCGCGCCGATGCGGCCGCCAATCGCGCCACCTGCGGCGTCTAGATCCTCTCGTCGATCGCCGATGCCACATAACGCCCGCCGCGATTGAGCGCGACAATCTGGGCCTGAATTGTCGCGGCTCCGTAATTTTTAAACGGCTCATCAAGCACAAAGTGAACGCGCCCCGGCTTGCCCCCGGTCGCCTTCTCGCTCAGAAGGATGAAATAATTCTCGCCCATCCCCGCGACAAAGACGCGCAGGGGCTCATTTTCCTCGGCGATATGCTTCACCGCCGCTTCTAGTTTCGCGTCGATCGTTTTTTCGCCGCGCTCGAGCTCGCCGATGTAGCCGGCGCTCATTCCAAGCAATTCGCCGAACTCGCCCTGCTTCAGCGCCAGGGCCTTCCGGACCCGCTTTAGGTCTTTCCCTTGCATCATCAGCTTATCATTCCTATTCTTAGACCCGGCCCCCGCCCCGCTTCTCATGGCGGTTCCGAGGGCCGGTCAGAGCTAGAAGCGGATTTCGAACTCAATTACGATCCGCTTCCAGATGAACCGGAGCACGAGCGTTAGCATCGCTCTTTCTCCGATTGCCAGCGGGCTCATTCCCGTCTGACAAGAACAGTTTTATGGGCTACAGCCTATTTCGTCAACCGAAATATTGGCTGTAGCCCATTTTTATTTTCGCGGTGCTTTGGTTCTGTGCTCATCTGGCATTTGGCACAGGGAGGCGGCCTCCAAAACGGATCAATCTCGACTTGATCGATCCGAACCGGTTGTGCACTTTGCGCGTGAGAGCATGACTTGAGTCGCAAGGCCAGGGGGAAACCTCTGGCCTTGTTGCATCCAACCGCTTGAAAACATGTCTACACTGAGTAGTGTCGAAATCGGCGCCACCCTTCCACCCGGCGCTGGACATGTGACAACCCTTTCATGTCCGGTGGGCCGGGACCCCAGTTCCCGGCCTGCCTTTGCCAGGCTCACTGACTCCTTTGGCGCGCAGCCGCCGCGTCCAGCGCCTCGCGGCTATTCCCGTGCTTCTCGATGAGAATCCGGGCCTCGTCGCGCGTTAGGCCGTTCTTTTCGGCGAAATAGTCTAGCTCATAATCCTCATCGGCTGCTACCTGGCTGCGGTCGCGTCCGTCCTGTTTGCTCTTGTCGTCGCTCATGATCGTCTCCTTCGATCATGTAAGGCGCGGCTCTTGCCAGTTGTTCCATTCGTCGCGCGGCGAGTGAGAACATATTGAGAACAAATCCGCGCGCGCCTATCGTCGCTCGTCCATCGATTCGGACGAGGCGCGGCATGGACCTAGGCTTTCGGCCGCCGCCCAACCTGTCGGAGGCGGCGCGGTTGCATTACACTGTAAAGCTGACCTGCAAGGTCTGCGGTCATTTCCACGTCTTCGATCCGCATGCGCTGTGGTGGCTATTTGAGCGCCGCTATTGGGATAATCGCATTCGCGAAATCGGCCGTCGGTTCTACTGCGCGCGCTGTCTGACGAAGGGCAAGAAGGTCAAGCTCCCCAAGGCCGAGTTGGTGAAAGAAGAGCCCACGGGGCCCCAACCGCCGATGCCGGACGAGGATGTATGGCGGCGGCATTTGAAGCGCCAGCGAACCTAGTCGCTATCACTTGGACCGCCGGAACATATTGAGAACGGGACGCCGGCGGCCTATCCGTAGCCACATCTCGATTCGACTAGGCGCGATATGGCCCGATTTTCAGATGCTCAACTAAAGCAAAAGGCGCTGGCCGTGCTGGAGGACGCCACGCTGCGCGCGAACAAGGGCAAGCTGGGCACCGAACCCGCGCTGGCATTCACGCTGGCCTGGCTCGCCAACGAATGTGACGATCGCGGCATGTTCGATTGGTTCTGGCAATCCCGCACCAGCGAGGACGCCGGCCGCACGCAGAACATGAATGCGGCCCTGAACGGTATCTATCTGGCGGTGGGCGAGAAGCGATGGTGAGCCCGGTCGGATAGACTGGGGGCGTGGAACCGACTACGCGCACCTGCGTGAATAGACGCACCGATTACGCATGCCCGTGCTCCGCGCGGGACGAACGCTATGACCCAACGCCGCCGGACACGCTAAAATGCTGGAGTTGCCGCCAGGAGACGATGCGGTTGCTCGCGCCCCGCCCCGTCGCAGGCCCGCTGCCGAGTGAAGAGCAGAGATCGCTCCTATGACGTGCATTCGGCGCCACAGTCATTCGTCCGGGGTAATCATCGCCTCCAGGCGTTCGCAAATCATATCCGCAAGCCGCTGGTCAGCCTCTACCCCCTCGCTGTCCCCCTCGGATTTCCGCCGCGCGGTAACTCCGGCACGAATGAGCGCTTGAGCGATGCGAAGGTCTTCGGGATCGAACATGTGAGAACAGATATAGAACAAACAAGCGATTCGCTATATGGATTAGGGGCACCGAGTCGCGAGGTACGCTTATGAACGCCATGAACGATTTGATTGAGGGCATGCGGCCGCTCACCGCCGAAGAACTCGCGGGGATGTCGCCAAAAGCGCTTGCCATCGAGTATTTCCATGGCCTTGAGTGCGATCCTGAGATGGAGCTAGACGAAACCAAGCTCGCGATTGCCGAAATCGAAAAGCGCGGCCTTTCCACCACGGACATGCACAGCATCTTGGTCCGGGAAATCGAGGCGACGCGAGTGTCGAACGAAGGCTGGCCAACCACCGAAGAGGAATTGCGCGGCTTCGATGATGCGCAATTGGCTGAAGCGTATTTCGAGGAAGCGGACCTTGCCAAGGATTCGGCGGCGATGGGGCTGATCAAAGCCGAGATCATCCGACGGGCGGGGTCGCTTGAGGAATTTTGGGAGAAGCGTTGACTCGCGCAGGATAGCCGGTCGATGTTGTGGCCATGTGCAATCTCTATCGCACCGATGTGAGCGGAAAAGAGATAGCCGAAGCGGTTGATGCCGCGATCGGCGGAGAGTCCGTTTGGGTGGGCAACTATGTCGCCCCAGGCAAGGCCGGGCCGGTCATTCTGGGAGGGCCGGGCGATCGGGAAGTCGCCGTCATGAATTGGGGCTTCGAAACGCGGCGACCGCGCAAGACTGCCCCGAAAGAGGGCCAAGCGCCTTATGTGTCCGAATATTGGACCAACGCCCGCAATCTCGACGGCAATCTCTGGCGCCCTATCTCGTATCCGGAACAGCGCTGCCTCGTCCCGTTTACGCGCTTCAGCGAGCCAAAGGCCAAGGCCGACCGGAAGGACGCCAAGGACCTGTATTGGTGGTTCACCGTCGACGATCAGGCGGTGCCGTGCTTCGCCGGCATCTGGCGGCAAGGCTTCGACGAACAGGAGTTCTCATTCCTCACGACCGAGCCAAACCCGATCGTCGCGGCCGTCCACCCCAAGGCCATGCCGGTTATTCTGCTTGCAGAGGACCATGACCGTTGGCTCTATGGCTCGCGCGATGACGCCCTATCGCTCCAGGCCGCCTATCCATCCCAATTGATGCGGGTTGAATGACATTGGAAGAGCTTAAGCCCCGAGCCAAGTTCGGCGCGTCCAAGGATGAGACGATCGAACAGCTTGCCCGCATCGCCTGCTCGCTGAACGGCTTCAAGGCTGACGAGCAAATGCGCCTGACGGTCGGCGACCGCGTGGAATACGAAGGGCCAGCCTGGCAAGAGCCGGAAATGATCCGAAAGGCTCATGACGCCTATGACGCGTTGCTGCCGACCGTCTTGCGGAAGTTCCGTGACACCTGAGCAAGAGCGATGGGCATTTGCCGCGAAGCTTCTGGATCAACACGGCGAGAACATCGGCGACTTCATCGAGGGGCGGGCCAATCATTTCCGCGCGCTCGGTGATCAGGCCGCGCTCGCTTTTTGGGAAGACATCACGCAGCGGCTCATAAAGTTGATGGGGCCGGAAGGGGGCTCTAAGCCGAATTGATGCTTGCCATACTCGCCGCGGTCGTCGCGACCGGCTCAACCTTCGTTTGCACGCCTGTCCGCGTATGGGATGGCGATGGCCCGATATGGTGCCAGGAAGGGCCGAAGATCCGCCTTGCCGGCATAGCCGCCCGCGAAATCGACGGCGGATGCAAGCCCGGCCACCCATGCCCGACCGCCAGCGGTGAGGCTGCGCGGGATGAACTCGTCAGGCTGCTAGGCGGCGCGCGCGGTCGCGCTCGCGAAGGTCACATTCTTGTCAGCGGCCCGCGCCTGACGTGCCAGTCCGTGGGATCGGGCAAGGGCGACCGCACAGCCGCTTGGTGCTCAACCGGCCGCGTTGACCTTTCGTGCGCAATGGTCCGGAGCGGCTACGCGCTCAAATGGGATCGGTATTGGCGCGGGCGGGCTTGTTGAGGGCAGCGCTCGTAAGCATCAGGTCGGGCAAAATCTCAAGCTCGCCGCGAGCATACATGAGCGCTCGCAAAGCTATGACCACTTCCTCGGTTTGCGGGCAGCGACCCTGATGGATCTGCCCGGCCTTCCACACGTGCCCGCGCTCTTTGGCCACCGATGCAGCGATTAGCTCGGCTTCGCGCTGATAGGGGTGGAGCTTACTCATTGCCCCAAAGCCTTTGAGCTCGGTTGCTCCGGCCTTTGGGTGGGGCGGCGGGAGCTTCACATCTGGCCACACGATCGTCAAACTTCCGCACCGCATCGGCCCGCAGCCCCGGCGGAACGGTCGAAGTCGATCGGCCGAAGCGGAACGCCTCGACACAGGCCGGCGATGGCCCGTCACCCCAAAGGGCATTGCGCGTATCGGGAGCCGCGCAGGCCGTCCGCGCGGCTGGCGGGTCGTTGTGGACAGCAGCCGAACAAGCGGCGAGCGCGCCGGATGACGCGAGGGCGATGACGATCAACATCACTGGAAATCAGCATGTGGGCAGGGGCATGTCATCCCCGGAAGAAGTCCGGCCATGGGGTAAGGGGTAAGGGGTAAGGGGGGTTTTTTAGTTTTTTTAGTTTTTCTCTATGCATACCTTCTTTTTCTAGACACTCCCCCACAGTGTCTCTATCTCAAAAGGTAATACCCCATAGAGGAAACTCAAAAAGTCGAATTAACGGAGAAACCAGTGACCGATAAAACCATCGCGGCGCTGATCGTCTATGCCGCTGCCGGGGACGCAGAAGGCGCGCGCCGACACCTGGGTTTCACCCTCGCACGCGGATCGGATTTGCAGCCCATTCGCCGCAAGCTGGAGGGGCACTGCACCTCCGATTTCTATCGGGCCGTTCTGTCCGCCCTCCCGTGGCTCGCCGACGATTCATTTACCGTGCCCCGGCCGGGAGGCGCGGCCGTGCCGGATGCGGAGCCCGTGGGCATATTGGAGAGGTTGCGCGCGGCGGGGACTGCCGGGCTGCCAGCAAAGGAAATAGAACTTCGGGACACCGCTATAATCGGAGAGGCTGTGGCTTTGTTCGATGAGCCGACCGGGGGGCGTCCGCGCAAAATGATCCGCCTTCGCGAATTCGATCCCCGCTATAACCCATTCGCGCAGGCATAATCTCATAGGCAGAAATTTTACGGGCATGAATTGACACCCGGAAATATTACGGGTATCGCGTGGGCATCGAAAGGGAGGCCCACATGTCCAACGTCATCAACTTCACCGCTGTCCTCAATGCCCGCCGGGCTGGCGCCGAAGCCGCGAAGTTCGAAGCAGCGAAGGTCGCGCGGATCGAAGCCGAGCGGAAGGACATCGCCAACAGCCTCGGCGGCACGGCTGGCGCGCACATCATCGCCGATGTTGTCATGGATCTTAAGGCGAAGGATCGGGCCTTGCGGCCGATGCCCGCTTATTGCGATCCCGCGAACGAATTCCGAGGCTCGAAATATGAGGCGACGAAGGGCCTGCGGTTGGCGGATATCGCAGCGAGAATGCGCGCCGACATCAAGGCCTTGGGGCTGGCAAAGGGCGTCAAGGTCAGCGTCCGCACCCGCACCTATACCGGCGGCGGGGCCATCGACATTTACGTTACCGCGCTGCCCGAAAGCTTCAAGGTCATGTCCGACAAGGCGGCTAGCTGGCGCAAGCAATTCGGCGAGCGGGCTGATTATCCCTTCTATTGGCAGGAGGCGCAGTCGGAAGAGCTTCAAGGCCTGCTTGCGAAGCTCAAGGGCGTCCATACCAGCTACAATCGCGACAACAGCGACTCGATGACTGATTATTTCGACACCCGCTATTACGGGAGCGCTGAAATTGAATGGCAGGTGCGACGCGATCGGGAAGCCGCCGAAATTGCCGCCAACCCCGGCACCTATTGGGCCGATGATTGCGTCCGTCATTGATGGCCAGAATATTTCCGGGTGTGAGTTGACACCCGGAATATTTACGGGTATTGGGAATGCAACAGCAAGGGATACCGACATGCACGCCATCGCCAGCGACGCCAACACCCCCGACATTCTCCGCCGCGCCTTCGCGCGCGTGACGTGCCAGATTGTGCGGACCTTCGATGATGGCAGCGAGACGGTTGTGAACATGACCAGTCGCGCGAAGGCAGAGATTGAACTCCCGAAATATGCGGAGCACATCGGCCGTGCCTTCAACCGCTCCGAAGGCGGGACAATGCTTCTGATGAGCGTCTTCATTCGCGACATCGCTGATGTGCGCGCGACCATCGGCAAGGCCTATGCAGACCTGATCGGATACAATCCCTTCGATGATTGCCCGGAATTCAGCGTCAAGGAAGCCGCCGAAATGCTCACAGAGTATGCCGTTGAGAGCGGGGAGGCGCTGACGGCAGAAGTCCGCGCGGCGATCGAAGCCGCGAAGCTATAGGCAGAAATATTCCGGGTATAGGTTGACACCCGGAATATTTACGGGTATCGGGGATCATCAAGACGGAGATGACCGATGACCGCCAAGCTGATCCATACCGACGGCGCTTTCGAAATCTATAAAGCCGGGCACGTGATCATAATCCAGCGCGACGGTGAGTTCTTCTGTAATCTCCGCAAGGCTGATCGCGGCTTCGCCAATCCAGCGCATCACGTCGCCGAAATCCTTCGCGTCGAAGCTGAGGTGGCCGCTGACAATCTCCGCGCCGAAGACCAGCGACGCGCCAACGTCACCACTTACATTGCCGCCCGTGCCGATCGCGTCGCTGCACAGCCAATGTTTGCTTTCTGAGGATTCGCGCCATGATTGAACGTAATATCACGGACGCGCTTATCGCCATGCCGATCGGCGACCGCGCGCAGGCCGAGGCATTCATCTCCGCCCTTCAAGCAGCGGGATTGATGCATCACTTCGATGATGGCGCTGTCGATTGCCTTCACGGCAATGGGCTTGTTGATTTGCCAACTGCGGTTGCGATCGATGAGTGCGTCGCCCGCTGCTACGTTGCATGGGAGCAATCGGGCGCGGACATGCACAATGATTGCCCCATCGGATACGCGCTTCAAATTATGGGTGAGTGACCTCTCACCCCTGAAACCAGAAAACCCCCGGTGATGAGCCGGGGGTTTTCCTTTGCGCGTCTTGCGCGGTTTCACGGCTATGCCAACCCAAGCCCGCCACCGGAGCCGAACCGCGCCTTGCTGCCTTGCACATGTCCCGTTGACGCGTACGGCTGACGGGGAGATGACCCGGCGGCGGGCATGTGCGCACCTTGGCGCTATCGGACCGGACCCGTTCGGCTGTTCGAATGGCGGCAGTGTCGGGCCATGCCAGCCGTCGACAAAATCTCCGACCGCATCCCCGAATGGAAATTGCAAGCCGCGATTGCCGCGAGCCTCGACGCGCGGATCGCGCTTGAACAGCCATTCGCATACGCGGCCAGCCTGGAAGGCGTCATCGGCACGCTGAGGCCAAAGAAAGCGCAAGAGGTCGTCGCCCAAGGCGTCAAGCGCGGCGAGCCGGATTTGCGCCTGTATTTTGAAGCCGGCCGACTCGTCTTCATCGAGCTCAAGGCCGCAGATGGCCAACTCACCAAATCGCAAAAAGACCGCATCCCGATCCTGCGCGGTCTGGGCTTCATCGTCCATGTTGTTCACGCGATCGATGAGTCGCAGGCCCGAGCGATTGCAGGGGCGATCGTCGATGCCGAGCTCGCGGCGCCCGGCTCATCCGCTGAAATGCGATCCGCAACCTGGTGGCCGAAGGCCCGCCGGTGATCGGCGCCACGGCCGCGGCCGTTATCCTTCTGGCCTGGCTGCTATGGCCCCATGATCCATGCGGACCCGCAAGGCCGGAGCAGGCATGATCAGCCTCGACGTCACCCTTTCTCCCCGGGACATCGCCAAATTCAGGACGCTCTTGAAGGCGAACCCGCGCATAGCCGCCCAATCTCTGACATTCACGGCAGAACGTGCACAAGATGCCTGGAGGGCGGGCCATAGCGTCTTCCACAAGCGGCGGGACTGGATCGATAAGGGCGTACGGATCAAGCACGCCACCCCGGGCACGCTGCGGGCGGAGGTCGGGACGATCGACAGGTACATGGGCAGGCACGTCAAGGGCGTGGATGAGCCCAAGCGAGGGGGCAGCGGTAGGCTCTTTGTCCCTGTCCAGCCCGTCGAGCAACAGCCCACACACACCCGCATTCGCGCTGCCCTACGCGCCATGCAGCGCACCAAGACTCGGCCCTTCTGGCGGAAGGGGGCGTTACTCAGGCGTACATCCACACAGAGGGACGCACCGCTCAAGGTGCTGGCTGTTCTGCGTCAGAGTGTAGAGATCAATCCTCGCCTTGATGCTGTGGGCATTGTCGAGCGTGCAGTGCATCGTCACTTCCCCACCATCTACCATCGCCTCATTCTCAAATGGGCTGCCACGGCGTGACCCCCTCGGCACAGCCTAGGCACGCGGGTGAGGCGCGGGCCGGCGCCCCTCGCGACCGCCCCGAGAGGGTGAGTGCGGCATGTCAGAAAAGGCAATGAAATCAATATCATGGGTCCTCCCGAGGGGCGGACGGGTGCGGGTTCGCGCGACAGCGCAGGTCCCGGCTAGATAAAATTTCAAATTTCAACTTGTTTCCAACCCTGTCGGCGACCGCCCGTCAAGTGCGTTAGAAGTCAGCATACCCGGATATTTTCAGGGCATGGCATTGAACCGACCCCGATAGCAAGTTGGGGCGCGGGCATAGGTTCAGGGTCATCAATTCCACCCTGAGGAAATCATGCTCATTGGCATTTCTGGCCTGGCAGGCTCGGGCAAATCCGAAGTCGCGCGCGTTCTGATGGAGGAGTTCGGCTACGGGCGAGTGAAGTTCGCCGACCCGCTCAAGAGCATGTACCGCGCCATGCTGCGCGATATCGGCCATACGCCTTCCGACATCGAGCGATATGTGGAGGGCGACCTCAAAACGGCTGTGATTGACGGCCTAGATGAGATCGGCGTCGTCTCTCGAAGCTTCATGATCGACTTGGGCACCGCGTTTGGACGCAGGATCGTCCACCCGGATTTCTGGGTTCATCTGTGGGCTGGAAGGCTCGACTTCTTGGCCGTCCACGCGCTGCTTTCTGACGATCTTCGTTTTCCCAATGAGGAGGCCGCACTGAAACGTCGCGGCGGCATGACCATTCACGTCACTCGCCCCGGTGTTGCCCCGGCCGCGTTCAAATGGAGGCGACTCGGTCCGTGGCTCTATGGACGCTTCGGCTGCATGTGGGGTGTTCATGACAGTGAGCGCATCGATCGACTGCGCCCGCATCATGTCATCGTTAATGATGGATCGATCGAGGAGCTTCGCGCGAAAGTGCGCGCTCTTGCTGAATCGGTGCCGGTTTGAAAGTCAACCGCACCGAGCTCGCCGAAGTCCTCGGCATCTCCATGCCGACTGTCACCTCCTGGCTCGGCGAGGGGATGCCCTATGTCGAGGGCGGCGGGAAGGGAAAGCCCTTCGTCTTCGAGACGGTCGACTGCATCGAGTGGTGGGCGGAGAACAAGCGCCGGCGGAAGCGTGCCCCCGCGGCTGGCGAAGATCCTTTCGCTGAAGGCGAAGACGCTCCCGAGACATACGAGCAAGCCGAACGCCGAAAGATGGTGGCCAGCGCCGATAAGGCCGAGCTCGAGCTCGCCAAGGCCGCCGGCAAAGTCGTCGAGATTACCGACGTCGCCGCAGCTATCGCCGACATGCATGTCACTGTCCGAACCCGGCTGCTTGGCCTCGGCAACAAGGTTCGGACGCGCGTTGCCGCATTCCTCGGCGGCGACAAGGCTGCAATCGAGCAAGTCGTGAATGAGGTCGAGGACGTCGTCGCTGACGCTATGGCCGAAATTCGCGACGATCCATTTGCCGAGCCCGAAGCGGGGGGTGATGGGGAAGCCTAAGCCTCTCGCCGTTCTGGAGAGGATCAGCACCGCACAGGGAAATGAGCTCAGGCTCGCTCTCCGCGGTTCGATAGCGCGCGCATACGCGCCACCGCCCAAGATGCCGCTAGACGAATGGGCGGACAAATACCGCGTCTTGTCGCCCGAAGCGGCGGCCACGCCGGGCCGCTGGCGGACCGACGCCGAGCCAATGGCCCGCGGCGTCATGCGCGCGGTGACCAATCCACTCGTCGAGAAGGTCAGCGGCATGATGGCCGCTCAGATCCTCAAGACCGAGTTCGTTCTCAACGCCATCGCATATTACGCGCATGGCGAGCCCGGCCCGATGCTCGCCGTCTATCCGACGGTCGAGGGTGCGGAGATGTTCTCGAAAGAACGTCTCGCACCGATGATCCGAGACACGCCCGTTCTTCGGAAGGTTTTCACCGAAGAGAAATCGCGGGCCTCCGATTCCACGATCCGGCAAAAATCCTTCACCGGCGGCCGCCTCTCGATGGTCGGTGCGAACGCGCCCGCTGGCTTGGCGTCTCGCCCGATCCGCTTCGTCCTGTGCGACGAAGTTGACCGCTTCCCGGCCAGCGCCGGCGGCCAGGGCGCGAAATCCGAAGGCGACCCCATTGGCCTCGCCGAAGAGCGCACGAGCACATTCGCCAATCGCAAAATCGTCCTAGTCTCGACGCCGACGATCAAAGGAATCTCGCGGATTGAGCGCTCCTTTGAGGAGGGCGATCAGCGCCGGTTCTACGTGCCGTGTCCGCACTGCGGCGTCCGCCAGGTTATCGAGTGGGCCGGCGTAAAGTGGGACCGCGGCGACGACGGCGAACACGATCCTGCGTCCGCGCGCTATGTCTGTCGCCCGGAGGCCTTTGACCCAATTACGGGTGAGCTCGGATGCGGACAGCCGTGGAGTGAGGCGCAGCGCGTCGACGCCATCACGATCGCGGGGCGTCTGCCGGATTTCGGCTGGATCGCAACTAAGCCGTTCAAGGGCCATGCGAGCTTCCATGCTTCTCAGCTTTCATCCAAGCGCGTGCCACTCGCGCAAGTGGTCAAGAAATTCCTTGAGGCGAAGGACTCCGTCGAGAGCCTCAAGAAATGGACCAATCTCTCGCTCGCCGAGACTTGGGAAGAGGGCGGCGAGCGCGTCGATCCGGATTCCTTGCTTGGCCGGCGGGAGCCCTATGTCGCAAATCCGCTTCCGCCTGAGGTGGGCTTGATTACGATCGGCGTCGACATCCAGCGAAATCGTTGGGAAGCGGAGGTCGTGGGATGGGGCAATGGCGAGGAAAGCTGGGGGCTCGAGTATCGGGTTCACTATGCCGATCCATCGACGCCCGGCTATTGGGAGGCGCTCGATCATTTCATCTCGCAATCATGGCCACACCCGACCGGCGTGGAGTTTCGGGCCGAGGCCGTGTGCGTCGATTCCGGCGACAATACGCAGGCGGTCTATGATTTTTGCCGGCCGCGGTTCGTTCGCCGGGTATTTGCCATCAAAGGGCCGTCGAACAGCATTGGCCGTCCCATCTGGCCGAAAAAGGCCAGCCGCAACGCTGGCAAGAAGATCGATGTTTTCTTGATCGGCCTCGACGGCGCGAAGGCGGACACGCAGTCGCGGCTGATGATCGGCGAGCCTGGCCCCGGCTATTGCCACTTCCCACTGTGCGATGACTATGACGAGAACTATTTCGCCGGCCTCACCGTCGAAAAATCCGTCACCAAGTACAAATTCGGCATTCCATATCGCCAGTGGGTTTGCCCGGATGGCGCTCGCAATGAACCTTGGGACTGCCGGATTTATGCGTATGCGGCGTTGAAATCCTGTGCGGTGAACATCTCGGGCCGCCTGTCGCAATTATGGGCGGCGTTCCGCGAGCGTGCGGCGTCCAGCACTCCCCTTCCAACACCTCGGCTTGGAAAAAAACGCAGAGCCGTTCGAAGTGCCGGTGCCAGCGCTTGAAGGCCAGAAATAATACGGGTATGGAAAGGTCATGACCATGAACATCATTGAGGTCAGAGAGGCCGTCGGCAAGCTCTGGGGACTGGACCGATCCCTGACGAAGATGGAGCTTGCCCGCGCCCTGAAGCTCTCCCCGACGAGCGGCGGCGATTACGTGTCCAAGCTCGAAAAGGGGAAGCTCACGCCATCAGGCCCGCTTGAGTTCGCGCTTGAAGCTTTGGTCGACGGCTATGTGCCGCGGCATATGGCGGACGTGATCAAGCCTGGCTATCCGAAGGGGGCTGTTCGGTAGTCATCCGCGCATTTTTTACCTGCGTCTGAGCAAGCAAAATCTGGAGAGCGTCATCAGTATTTCGATCCGCAATCTCTCTTTTTCGTTTGTGAGCCTCTTCCTCAAGCATCTGAAAGATTACAGCTTTGACCACGGGGAACATTGCTTTGCATTCTTCGTCCGACAACTCATGAATTCCCACGCTGATCACCGAAAACACACCACCATTTTTCACAACGCGATTGGGAAGTTGATTTCTTAGGGCTGCTATTTTTTCGTGCATTCTCAGCTTGTGGAAATCTTCGATTGCGCCTCGTTCGGAAGCCTCGCGCTCGTAAGCTCGAAGAATCATTCGCTCAAAAACTCTCCGTAAGTAAACAAAGGCGCCGGATGCTGCATCGTGAGAGAACAATCCAATCGCCGTTCCCAGTTCTTTTCGATCAAGGGCGTCCAGGACGCCGTCTATACCTCTCAATTCTCCAAAGGAAATATCACTCAGAGATGGATGTTGGCCAATCTTATAGATGCGCCCATTGACTGAATGAAAAACGTATAAATAACTGTTATAATCTCGCTGACATATAACCCGAATGGCGAAGGCGGAAGGGGGATTTGCTAACTTATTCCCATCTCGAAGTTGCCCGCCATTATGGGGTAAGTTAATGCCCTTTCCAATGAAGGGGGTGAGCATGCCGCATTTGGTGCAGAAGCAGTCGAATACGCCCAAGTTATCATTTCTAAGGGTCAATTCGGCCTGCATGCCCAAATCCGAGCCGGTATCGAAGAATGAATACAGACCTTTATTCAGAACTAAATCAAGCACCATGGTACGTGCTTCGAGAAGCGGGTCTGCATAACGCGAGGTGGTAGCATCGTTGGTCATTGTCGCTGCATATCAGCCAAAAAGACAGGCACAAAGTGCCGATTTTTATAGTTCCCGGTCATCGAAGACGGGAACGTACCAGGTTATCGACATTAAGCGCTGCTACCCAACCGACCGCCGCCAAATCCGCCCCGTGCCATAGTCTTGCGGGGTCATGGCAGACCCCACCCTCCCGCCGGCGGATAGCCCCTTCGCGACGATGTTGCCCGAGCAGGCGCTCGCGCAAATCAACATCGCAATCGCCAAGGCTGAAAAGAGCCAGCGCTACAAGATCGGCGAGCGCGAACTATGGCGCGGCGATCTTCGCTGGATGTATCCCGAGCGCACTCGCCTTGAGGCAAAGGTCAATCGCCGCAAGCGCGGCGGACCGCGATATCGTCGGGCCGTGCCGCTGTGATCGGCGAACTCACCGCTTTTGAGCGCGTCGTCAACGTCGTGTCGCCAAAACGCGCACGCGCGATGGCGGGTACGCGCCTCGGCATTCAGTTCGCAGGGCAGTTTGCCGGCGCTCGCCGCGACAAGACATCGTTGCGGACCTTCAACCCTTCGGCAGGCTCGGCCGATTCCGACAGTCTCGGCGACCTTCCGACGCTCCGAGCGCGCAACCGCGACCTCTCGCGCAACAACCCGATCGGGCGCG